CCCGTTTAGAATCGCACAGTTACCGCGCTCACCCATCTAAAAGGATGGATGACCTGATGACTAATCAGGTCCCTTCGGACTAGTGTAGTCCGATCCATGTCCATTCGATGCCATTGCGGCGATCAGTCGGGACAACGACTTCAGTTGCAGAGCCGGTGAAGTAGGCATATAGCCCACGTTCATCGGTGAGGTAACCACGTCTTCCTGGCGATCTCCGCGCAGGTATCCGCACTTCAACCCGTTGCAATTGGACATTGTAACGGTAGCAGTCACTCGAGAAATCCCTCAAGCCTGGAAAGCCGAGGGTCCCGAATGGAACTGTGGCCATAGTGGTCATCAGTTCGCAGACGGACTTTGCCGAATGGACAAAACCATTAGAGGCAAGCTCTCTTGCATTATCTGCAAAAGAGATCCAAACATGGTGGTCGGTGAGATTGTGGTAACGGAAACGAGTTATGCGGACATCTCGTCCGGCATAACACCAAGCACCGCAGGCCTCCCTCACGGGAGTGTCGATGCAACACTTGGCTTCGTTTACCTTCAAACCGGCGCCTTCTAACACGCTAGATACATATCGCGCATACTCTTTTGGGACGATAATATCGTCGCCAAAAACGCGTATATGTATGCGCTGCACTTGTTGTAAGCGCAGCGCTCGTGTTGATAACATTTCAGAAATGTCATCAACATCGAAACCGCGCAGGCTCCACTTCTTTCTGAGTGAGGCAGCCATTGCCAATGCCCAAAAGACTATCGTCTCTACGGGAAAGCATAATGCATTTCCCATAGTAAACGCAGCCTCGGGGTTGACAATGTCCCCATCAGGAAGCTGGATAGACCTACTGCGGAAGCGAGTTAGCAACGAGAATACTTCCTGCGACAGGAGTTGCCGAAGGAGAGTAATAGAGAGTCTGTCCGACGCGTCCTTTAAATCCAAAGTTGCAAACTTTGGTTTCAGGCATAGCCGTTGAGACTTACTCTGGTCCGTAAAGTCTATGGACCTCTTCGTATAAGGATGATCCATGATAAGGCCGTATAATGTACGCATTAGACCTTGTTGAGCAAACATTAGCTCCTTAGGTTCTATGCATATAATACGTCTACCACGGAAATCCTTGGGAAC